TAAAGGTTTGCACCTTTATAATTCTATGATAAAGACTTATCATAGGGAACAGTCAGTTCTGTTACGGTTGAATATTATACTACTTCTGAGTTTTCGGATTTAGTCCCTACGTTCAGCTATGAGCTGTTGTTCCTGCAAATAGCATGGAACTGTAGTCCGGGAAACCGGATTACGTTTTCACGTAATTCTTCGGTTAAGATGCCATTAGGGATCTAATTGATCCTTAAGAAATTCTTAATATGGAGATGCTCGTGAGAGTGGAACTCCCACTTGCTTCCAAAGCTGGCTACCTCCCCCCGATAGGGGGACAAGGAAGAACCAAAGGTGATTGCGAAATTTGCAAGAGGGTGATTCCCTCTGGGATAGATTTAAGACCTATCCTTACAGAATTGAAGACTGCATCAGAGCAGCTGATTAAAATGGTTAATTCATCACTAACCACACTTAATCAGGTCTATTAATTATAATGAAAAAAATCAAAATAAATAACGGACTTTTCAGATTCAACCTTATTCCTTATTTACATACAAAGATAGTAAATATAGGACCAAGGAGTATACAAATCACAATCAATCCAATAGTTGCCATGTTCAGACGAAATTCTGGACAATCCCTAGTATGTATAATCTTACGATTAATACCTGCTATGGGAGGGAGAATCTCGCCGAGTATCGTAAGAGATATAAAAGTTCTCTTACGAAAACTTTCAGCTATTATAAATTCTCAAGGAGTCGTCGGATTAGTAAAATACCTTAAAATGGTATCCGTTTTAACTCAACAGGCGATCGCTGGATATAAAATCTCAGAGATGCACCCTAGAGTTAAAAGAACTAATTCCGGGATTCCAAGAGTGTTTCCTGTATCTGTAAGAAATGCGATAAGAAAAGGTAATTCCTTTTCAATTAGATTTGCTTTAACAATTGCTTCTCTGTATAGAGATTTAACATATAAAACAAAGCCTAATTTATCGACTATTACAGACCCCTATACCGGTAAGGAAAAAATAATTAAACAAATTATTAGTTTTATACCAACATTTGTTAAATTATTTGTTCCGTTATCCCCTGAGAAGAGAAGAGCATCTCTAATGGAAAAATTTGTATATTTTCCTATATTGAAATCTTCTCCTCAGACTTTTGGTCCAGTATCATCTACTAATCCTATAGTGATGGTTAGATCTGCGGGGTCATTGACCCCAGATCAAATTGGTTATATCAACCTTTTGGCAAATTTATCAATTGTCAAAGGTTCGGTTAGCCAATTCCATCGTATATTAGAATCAGCAGTGATAATGGCCCAAAATCTTTCATTGTTGTATAAAAATACACAATATTCAGGAAAGTTAGGGTTTAAGCAGGAAGCAGCAGGTAAAGTGAGAGTATTTGCCATGGTGGATCCATGGACTCAATTGGTTTTAGCTCCATTTCATAGAATGCTGTTTAATTTTCTAAGTAAACACCGTTCTATTGATGGGACTTTTAACCAATTGAGGCCTATACAAAGAATACCTAAGGGTTATCCCTTGTATTCTATGGACCTATCAGCCGCAACAGATAGATTACCTATCATGATTCAAACTCCGTTAATTAGACAAGTATTTAACTTATCAATTGACGAAGCGAGAGCATGGCAAGGTCTTCTAATAGAGCGATCCTATGAAGTTAACCACAAGGACTTAAAAGATGTTAAATCTGTTAAGTATTCTGTTGGTCAACCCATGGGAGCGCTTTCTAGTTGGGCTATGCTGGCATTTACTCATCACCTGATCGTGCAATTTGCGGCAGTTCCTTTAACACACGGTAAGTCCTTATTTAAAGACTACTGCGTATTAGGAGATGATTTAGTTATCTATAACCACATAGTGGCTAAAAGATACCATAAGATCATCTCTGAAATGGGGGTTGAATGTAATTTAGCAAAATCAATCATGTCTCCAACCGGAGATGGATTAGAGTTTGCGAAAAGAACATTCTATAGAGGTGAAAATGTTTCACCCGCCCCGTTAAAGGAGTTAGCCTCAGCGTTACAGTCAATACCCGGAATGTTAGAGTATATTAATAAATATAAACTAACACTTCCTATGGCTGTGACAGCTGCAGGATTTGGTTACCGAGTTAAAGGTTCTTTAAACAAACCTGTCCATAAGCTAAATATCAAAATTAGATATTTAGCATTGGGTGTTTGGTTAAACCAAAAGTCAGTAGATATTTTATCTACTTTTCATCACTTGAGAAGATTTTTAAGTTCTGAACAATTTAGTTCTAACTTTTATAAATTCTTTTGTGATTACTTAAACAAGCTGATTGGTAGATGCTTTATGAGCATCAACCAAATTCGAACTATTAGGCCAGATCTAATTCCTTCCGATATCCATAAAAAAGGATATGGAGGAGCTAGTCTACCTAAAGTTTTCAGACCTTGGTTAAGGACTTTGGCTCATAAATTTGGATTTAACTTGATTATAAAATTCTCTAATAATATGGAGAAGTGTATATCAATGTTACAATCCATCCAAACATTAACTCTGAAATCCTCACTAAGTCCTAACGACTTATCAAAGATTTCTGGATTACTTATGCTAATTTTAGAGTTAGAACAACGTAGTTCTAAAATTTCAATTAGTGATAATTTTTCCAGAAAGGAGGATGGTAATCAAAACAGGAGACCTGGTTTCCCTAAATTATTTAGGTTACACCAAGCCTACTGTACCGCGCTACTAGGGTTAAGACAAAGTTCAATTATGAACGATGATAAACTCAAGTAGCTGATCCTGTCAGTCCAATGATGCAATGCATTGCATTGGATGAGTAGATCTTAACGGTCTGCTCATGAATAGACTGACTCGAGACGAGATCTCCCACACTAAGGTACTATTAATAATAGTAACCTGATGTGAAAGTACTACATCTGAGTAGTCCATTCTTGTCAAAATTCCTCTGGATGCCAGACAAGAATTAATAGGTAGAGTCTGAAA